ACACCTAAGTCAAGAATTGTATTTTCCATAGATGAAATCTTTTCATGTAGTTGAATGTTTTGCTTTGTTCTATTATCGTTTTGCATTTTGATCTCCAATTTATTATTATTATTATTAAATGACATTACTGCCATAACCTAGCTTAAACTCTAGGTTTATATATGTCAAACGATAATATAATTTTTTTCAAACTATTGTTAATTATGGCTTTATTTGATACTATCTGATAGAAAGTAATTATACTCTGATCTCCAATCCTAGTATAAATGAGGGGTAAAGATTATTTCTTCGAGGTACTTAAATAAATCGCAGTATTTATAGGAAGTGAAACAGAAGTAGGTTTACCCCTTATGACTAAAGAATCCGACATTCAAATAGCTTGTAATCAGCTACTAAACATCTTAGCCAATACCTACTATTTCAGACATTTTCATGTACCAAATGAGGGTAAAAGGTCTATTTATCTTCATGCTAAAATGAAAAAAATGGGTTTAAAATCTGGCTGTCCAGATATAATTGTTGAATATCCTATGGGTAAAATTCTTTATATCGAACTTAAAAACGAAAAGGGTAGATTATCCGAAAATCAAAAGTTGTGGGCAGTACAATCTAAAGGACTAGGTACACCTCATTTTATAGTCAAGGGGGGTCTGACCGAATGTTTAGATCAAGTAAAACAAATCATTGAAACTAACATTCCCATGAGGTGTTGAGGATACTGCCTAGTACTTTATCCTTTTAGTGGACAAAAGTCGCTGTACTGCCCTAAAATCGCCCTTGTAGGGCATCTTGTTCTTTCTGGTTCTAGTCTTTCTTCTTCTCATAGGTCTTTTCCCTATAAGTTCAGAAATAGTAGATGTAGTTGTTAGACCACTCATTTCTTTTTTCTTTTACCTTTATGAGCAGAATTTTTCATTAATCTACCATCTGGCATATAATGATAACCTCTAGGTGCTTTTTTACGTTTTTTAGCCATTATTTTTTCTTCTTCTTAACTGGCTTTTTCTTTTTTTTCATAGGCTTTGATTTCATACCATATCCTTTATGCATTACTTGTTCCTTTCTTTGGTTATCGTGGACTTTAGCCACATGAAGATTATAAAAATAATTCCCAATCTTATTAAAAAACTTAGCTAATGTTAGCCAATGCCACAACATCATTTTTTTGTATCCGTTTTTTTAATCTTATCAAATGATCTCATTCCACCAATTCCGAGCATACCAAACATTAATGGCATCATTACTGACATATCAGCTTGTGGAATAGTAATCCCAAACCCTGCACAAATAGGTGCGACCATGTAATTTATTCCTAGCGATAAGCCAGAAATCCAGCCAATAAGGGGTCTCCACGAACTTTGAAACCAATTACCTTTAGCATCTTCTTTAAGAACCTCTATTTGAGCAAGTGCAAGTTGTTGACCATGTTTTTCAGCCATAGTTGCTATTTCATGGGCAAGTTTGTTTTTAGTGTCTTTATCTTCTATAAATTTACCTAATAACTTAGATGCTACTGGTAATAAACTAGCTATCATTTTATAAACCTTTCTCCAGGATTTTACCCCTATAAATCAATGACTTAGATGCTTTTCCTCATCTTTTCTATTAACCTATCCCAACGATTTGTGGTTTGATTATATGCCCTGCTATCTTTCATTTCTGCAATAGCTGTTTCAATATCATTGTCTGCTAATGCTTTTTTGAATTTCTTGAACTGGTTTAATTTTGGCAACCCTAATTGAAATGACATATGGATTACACATTCTTTAACATTATCGTCTATATCCATGCCTTTATAAAAAGTTTCAGCATCTTGAATAGAAACCCCTAAATCTAAAACAAATAGTTCTCTTGCTCTTTGTTCTGTTATTGGGTTCATTAATTCATCTTTTTCATCATCACGAATTAAATGCCCACAGCCGATTGTCCAGAAGCCTAAATGATCTTGATAGGGTTCTAGTACCAAATGACCCTCTTCCCTCATTATATCGTCTTTTAATGTTTCTAAATCCATTATTTCTCCACCTTATGTTCTTGACCTATCCAAATTCCAAATATTCCAGTCATTACACCCATTACAACCGACACAAAAGCTGATTGTGATGCTGTTGGTGCATCTAACCCCATAAACCATTCTGCACATCTCCAAGACATTATTGTACTAGCAAGCATCATAAATCTTGGTAATATTTTCCATTTTAAAAAGGTTTCTACATTCATCTTAATAATATCTCATTTAAACCAAAACCCTCTAATAAAATAAGGGTAAAAAACAACAATAAAATTCCACCTGCTATTAGTTTACCAGAAAAATTTGTAGAACCAATCTTTATTGCAACAAATTCATTACCTAATATTCTTAAAGATAATTCAAAACTATTTTCATCTATTTTAAGTTTTAGTGGTTTTTTATCAAATATTTTATCAACATCTAATTTCTTTTCTGTCATTTGGCTATACTCCTCAAACTTTCCATTACTTTATCAATATCTGGTTCTTCACCATTAGGATTGTAAATACATTTGTATTGTTTAGGGCAGTTTCTTTCTATCATCATTTCAAAAGTTTTATTGCCACCTTGATATATACACGCTTGTTGCCCAGTAATTTGCGACTTAACTATTTTCTTTAATCTACAAGTTGTATATTTTCTTTCTTGAGTTTTGCCCTGCCATATTTTTTGTTGTCTTGTGTAATCTTTACTTTTGTATTCGTAAGCAAACGCTTTTACAGTTACAACCAATACAGCTAACATTAAACCAACGCCAATAAACGTATATCCAACCCATTTTAAAATCTCCATTACTTCTTCTTGTTGTTTTCTAGCTTGAATCCTTGCTTGTTTTTGTGCTTCTTTTGCTTGATTAATTCTATTGGCTCTTTCAGAAATAATTTCTTCCCAAGCATTTGCACCAAACCTCATATTGATTATGAATTTTAATTCTTGTCTTTTTTCTTCTAATAATTTTCTATTAATAAAATCATCTGCTGACTTTTCAACCGAACCAAATTGTTCAGCAATAGACATACCTTTTCCTTGCCCTTTATTCATTTGTTCTTCACCGAGAAAGAACCCATCAATTTGCTTGGCTATTCCAGAAATATCTTGAACTGTATTAATATTTTCTTTTATGAAGTCTACCGATTTTTTTATGAGAGCAATGCCAGTTAAAGTAGCAGTAACAATTTCCAATTCACTACCTCACTAATAAACCTATGAGCAGTAACACTATAGCTGAAACAGAAGAAATCATATAAACTTCTATTCTTTTAATTCTCAAAATACTTTCTTTGAATCTTTCTTCAGATACAGCTATATGTTTTTCTAAAGTAACATGAATTTCTTGTAAAGTTGGTTTAGCCATTTACACCTCATCTGGAAAATCATAAATAGGAGCATTTCCAGTAGGATTATCATCACTATCAGTTGGCACAACAAACAATGCCTTGAAAGCATCTAAATCTGCACAACCATTTATTGCAGTTTCTATTGTTCCACTAGCAGTTCTAACGGCTGACCTATATGTAGTTATTGCAGATGGTATTGCTACATCACTTTCAGACTTTCTTGTTACATACCAATCGCTAGAAGCAAGTAAACTATTTGCAGTTGTTTTTGTCATAGCAATCCAATTTGATTTTAGACCTAACTGAACCATTTGCTTTCCAGTTTTAGGGTCTATAACTGCTTCACCATCATCATCAACTACGTTTTCATCTGCTAGTTTACGTTCAATACCTTTAGACCAGTAAAACCTTTCGTCATAACTTGTATCAACATCAGCTTCTACAGTTACACCCCACTTTTTTAAATCATCAGCAGACCAAGAACTTGACCAGTTATAAGGGTGTTTAAACCCATCATCATCTTGCCATGCCTTACCAACTTTGAGATATCTATCTTTATATTTATAAGCCATTATTTTCTCCTTTTAATAAATCAGCCACCATTAGCATATTTAAATGGCACTTCGGCAAATGCTATGTATATGTATTTTGATGTAAGATAGCCAACTCCACCAGTTGCCCTTATTTTAAAACCATTACTAACAAAGTCTACATAATTACTAGTTGTTTCTATTGCAGGCTCATTTGGATTTAAATTATAAACTGGATTATAGCTAGGTCTTTTATTATCCA